CTAACGTAGATGAAACGAAAAGTAGATCAATCTTGGCAGATATTATTCTTACTTCTGCAAGTTTCACCGTAAACCCAGATGACGGACAACTTGTAGAGATAGCATTCAGACCTAGTGCTGCTCCTACATTCGACCTATCTAAGACTGCATAATATTTTATTAGCAGTTATTAATTATTATGAACCTCGGTCAATCCGAGGTTTTTTATTGCATAATGAAGTACACTAATAGAAAAGTACATGAAACTTATGGCGACATTGAACGCTCTCGACAGACTTAAAAAAGCTGCAAATCTCGAACCAATTAAAAAACAAGTAACCCTATCCGATGGTTCGATATTCGAGATGTTTGTAACACCATTAACAATGGCAGAACGAGAAAGAGCCCAAAAACAGGCTAGAAGCGATGACTCAAATGCCTTCGCTTTACAATTATTAATAAATAAAGCACTAGATCAAAACGGAACAAAATTATTTAATCCAGGAGAAATAGACGTTTTAAAAAACGAAGTTAAGGACAGCGATCTGCAATCTCTTATGCTCGCAGTTATAAATGCAGAGGAGGAAGAAGTAATAGACCCAAAATCCTAGCTAACCAGTTAAAAAAGGATAACTGGATGATGCTGAAATTTGGAGTAGCCAAAGAATTAGGCAAAACGCTCCACGAAATAGGCAGCATGACAGAAGCAGAATTAATAGGATGGAGTGCCTATTTCCAAGTAATAAATGAAGAACAAGAAAAAGAGTTTGAAAAAATAAGACGCAGGAGATAGTGCTAATCAGTTTATTTAATGTAAACTAGAGTAAATGTTTAGCTATAACTTGTGGCTTATCAGGCTGAGATAAAAGTTGGTGTAAGAGGACTTAAAAGAGTTCAAGATCTTCAGAGTGCTTTAAATAAGGTAAGTGTAAAGATAAATGCAATAAATAAAGTTGAATCTGCTAAAACATCTACTGCACAAAAACAAAAACTAACTTCTGTTGAAAAGAATTTAAAAATAGAAACTCAAGCCTCACAAATTCAAAAAAGAGCTTTAGCTATAAAAGATAATATCCTAAAAATGGATATGAAGGGAGTAAAAGTTAGTCAAGTAAAAGCTAAATTAACTAGAGCTATAAATCAAGCAGAAAAGGGTAAGTTTATAAACGCTAAAAGAAATATAGCTGTAGCTGAAAAAGAATTACAAATATTGAAAGCACAAACAGTTGAAAGAGGTAAACAAGCAAGTGCACAAAGTTCAGCTTTAAATTTTGATAAAAGAACAGGTAAATTATTAAGAGGACCAGCAGGATCAGGCGGTGGAGGTTTTAGAAACTTAGCCAGGAGATTCGATACCCAAAGTGCATTGATAAGTGGTGGTTTTCCTCTGTTATTTGGTCAAGGTCCAGGGGTAGCAGCAGCAGGAGCTTTAGGCGGTGGTATCGGTGGAATGTTCGGCCAGATGGGTGGTTTTGCAGGAGGTATTGCAGCCACAGCAGCAGTCCAATCAATACAAAATGCTGTAAATGCTGTATCACAATTAGGACAAGCCTTAAGTCCGATAACACCTAATATTCAAGCGTTATCACAATCTTTGGGATTGGTAGGAACTCAGGAACAAAAAAGACTTGAACTAATAGAAGAGGTTAAAGGAAAACAGGCAGCTTTTAATGCAGCCGTAGATGAAATGCGTAGAGTAATAGGGGATGAGGCTACTGAAAAATTAAGAGAATTTGGTGAAAGTACAAGATTAATCGGAAGTGAATTTTCTATAGCTATGACAAAGATGCAATCTGCTTTAGCTGGATTGTTTGGTGCTGTAGATAGATTTTTGGGATTAACAAGAGGTGCTGAAAAATCTCAAAGAAATAGGGCTATAGCAGGAAGCGATGATCCAGAAATAGTAAGACGTAGAGAAGAAATTGAAAGATTGCAGAATACAACAGGTGGTGGAAGAAGTGGTGCTAAAAGTAGACAGGATAGAATTAAAACATTAAAAGCAGAACTGGATGAATTAGGAAAACAAGAGGTTGTTGTCAATAATATTGCAACTAGAAGGAAAAATTTAAATTTAATAGAAAGTTCTGCGGGTAAAAAATTAAGACAAGAAAATGAGCTACTGCAAGCTAAATTGGATGGAAACTTTGAGGAAGTACAGTTAGCTCAACAGCTTGACGCAGAAATTCAAAAAAGATTAGACAAAGGAATGGGAATAGTGGAGATAGACATTGAATCAATAAGTAATGCAATAGAACTAAATAATAAACTTGAAAAGCAAGTTGAACTGAGTGAAAAAATAGGCAGTAACTTTGAAATAATTGGAGAATCTATTGCTTCTGGTGTTAGTGATAATTTAACTGCTGCGATAATGCAGACAAAAACATTAGGAGAAGCTGCAAAGTCAATATTAAATGATTTAAGTTCTACTTTAATAAGACTTGGTGTAAATACTATGCTAGGTCAAATCCCTGGTTTCTCAAGCTTATTACCGAGAGCAAAAGGTGGTCCAGTTAACAAAGGCGGTAACTTTTTAGTAGGAGAAAAAGGCCCAGAATTATTCGTACCAAAAAGATCAGGTACAATAATTCCTAACGATAAACTAGCTGGAGGAGGCAGTACAAATATCAGCGTAAATGTAGACGCCTCTGGATCGTCTGTTCAAGGTGATGAACAGCAAAGCAAAGAGCTTGGCAGAGTTATTTCAGTAGCGATACAATCGGAATTAATTAAACAAAGACGACCTGGAGGTTTATTAAGATAATGGCTACTTTTCCTAGTTATAACCCTGTTTTTTCTGCAAACAAAACTGATATTACTAATACTAGAACAGTCCAATTTGGTGACGGCTACCAGCAAAGATTTACTTTTGGTTTAAATCAAAATGCAAAACAATGGAGTCTGACATTTAATGAAAATGATACAGATACAACTGTAATTGAAACTTTTCTAGAAGCAAGAAAAGTTGATGGTGCTTCTTTTAATTGGTCGCCTCCTGATGAATCAACAACTTATAAGTGGGTATGTCCTTCTTTCACTAAAGAAATATTTGACTTTAATAGAAACAGAATAAATGTAACTTTCATACAAGTATTTGAACCTTAATGGCATATCCTATATCTGAAACTCAGTCAATAAATCCTGGCTCTCGTATTGAATTGTTTGAATTAACCACAGATGCAGCTTTACATGGATCTGCTACTACATATAGATTTCATGCTGGTAGTAATCCAATAGCTTATGGTAATAATAATTCTCATGGAAATATAATCTGGGCTGGAAATACTTATATTGCAATACCAATGGAAGCCGATGGATTTAAATATGCAAATGGTCAATTACCTCGACCTACGTTGACGATCAGTAATGTTACTAATCTAATTACAGCGATCTTACTAAATGTTAATCAAGTAACTCCAGGAAATGATCTTACTGGTGCAATTATAAAAAGAATAACAACTTTAGCAAGATTTTTAGATGCTGCAAATTTTACAGGAGGAACAAATCCGTATGGAACACCAGATCCAACCGCAGAATATCCTCAAGAAATTTATAAAATAGATCGAAAATCAGCAGAAAATAGAGCAGTAGTTCAATTTGAATTAGCTGCTTCATTTGATTTAGCAAACATAAGAATTCCATTAAGAGTTTGTACTAAAGATTTATTTCCTTCTATCGGTACATTTTTACCATGAATAATTGGAAAGAGGCTGCTCTCAGTCATGCAAAAGTTGAAGATCCTAAAGAATGTTGTGGTTTATTACTAAATATAAAAGGCAAAGAAAGATATTATCCCTGTGGTAATTTATCTATGACAGATTATCAATGTTTTATCATTGATCCAGAAGACTATGTAAGAGCAGATAATTTGGGAGAAATAACAGCTATATTCCATAGTCATCCAATTACGCCTCCAACTCCTAGTCAAGCAGATTTAGTTAGTTGTGAAAATTCTAATTTACCTTGGCATATTGTTAATCCAAAAACAGAACAATGGGGATATTGCGAACCAAAAGGTTATAAAGCACCGATAATTGGTAGAGAATGGGTTTGGGGTGTTACTGATTGTTGGTCTTTAGTAAGAGATTGGTATAAACAAGAGAGAAATATTGAACTTAGAGATTGGAAAAGACCTACAACACCAGAACAGTTTATCCAAGATCCTATGTTTGAAAGATGTGCCGAAGCTACTGGTTTTAGAGAATTAGAACCAAATGAGAAACTTGAGAATGGCGATTTATTATTTATGTCCATAATGGATGCTGGTTTAAATCATGTGGCTATTTTTATAGATGGAGATGTTTTACATCATTTAACAGGTAGACTTAGTTGTAAAGAACCATACTCACCTTGGTTACTAAAATGTACAGGAAAGAGGTTACGTTATGCTTCGTAAATTAAAGTTATATGGTGAACTGGCTTCATTTGTAGGTCATAAAGAATTTGAAATACAGGTACATAGTTTACCTCAAGCAATCAGTTTTTTAAGAAATAATTTTCCAGATATTGAAGGTTATATGAATCCTAAATATTATCAGGTAAAAATTGGTAACTATGAAATAAGCAAAGATGAATTAGATTTTCCTATAGGCCAAAAGGATATTCATATTGTTCCAGTAATATCAGGAGCAGGAAGCGGATTTAGAAATGTCTTAATAGGAGGACTTTTAATTGGTGCGTCATTCTTCTTCCCAGGTGCAGGATTATTTGGTACAACAAGTTTTGCGGGTGTATCAGCAGCAGGAGCTACAGGAGCAGGAGTTGTAGCTGGTAGTGTTTTAGGAACAGCTATTGGTACGGGTTTAAGCTATATAGGTGCTGGACTAGTATTGCAAGGTGTTGGCGAAATGTTATATCCAACTCAAGATCCTACATTTGAAGATAATCCACAAATATCATTTAACTTTAGTGGAACACAAAACACAGCAAGGGCTGGTACTCCAGTTCCTATTGTTTACGGTGAAATATTTACAGGTTCAGTTGTTATAAGTGGTGATGTAGATACTGAAGCGGTACAAGTATGAGTAAAGATAATAAATTTATTACTGGCTCTGGTGGCGGTGGTGGTAAAGGTGGAAGCCGTAAACCTCCTACTATTGCTTCGGATAATTTACATAGTAAACAATTTGCAACTTTATTAGATTTAATTTCAGAAGGTGAAATAGAAGGTTTTTCCAGTCCTTCAAAAGAAGGTCGAACCAAAGGCACTACTGCATATTTAAACGCTGCAAAGAAAGATATTTTTTTAGATGACACTCCTATTTTAGGCTCTACTGCTGATTCAAATAATCCACAAGCTGTTGATTTTAACCATCAAAATGTAGATTTTGATATTCGTTTTGGAACGAATCCACAAGCTAAAATGGATAAAGTTTCGGGAAGTGCTAGTATTTTTAGTGTTGGAGTGAAAGTTGAAAATGGTAGTCCGATAACAAGACAACTTACCAATAATTCTGATCTAGATGCAGTAAAAGTTACTGTTACTGTTCCTGTTTTACAAATTCTTGAATCTGATGGAGATATAGTTGGTAGTTCTTTAAGTTTTGATATTCAACTTCAATACAATGGTGGAGGTTTCACCACAGTTCACTCTGACACTATCAGAGGTAGAACAGCAGATGCTTATAACAGAGAATACAGAATTAAACTTACTGGTGCTCATCCTGTAGATGTTCGTCTTGTAAAAACGTCTGCTAATAGTACAGATAGAAACTTTAGAGATTTAATTTGGCAATCTTATTCTGAGTTAGAAGATGATACAAATACATATCCTGATTGTGCTTACACAAGACTACGTTTAGATTCAGAATTTTTTAGCAGGATTCCTAAAAGAACTTTTAGAGTTAGAGGAGTAAAAGTAAGAATCCCAGGTGCAGGAGCTAGTGGATCGGGTACTCCAACTGTAGATTTGCAAACTGGAAGAGTTGTTTACCCTGCTGGCTACATTTTCAATGGTGTCATGGGTGCTGCTCAATGGACAACGTGCCCAAGTTTAATTTTACTTGACCTTTTAACTAACACTAGATATGGGCTAGGTAATCATATTATTGACAGTAATTTAGATTTATTTTCTTTTGTAACTGCCAGTAAGTTTTCTAATACTCTTGTTGATGATGGATTTGGTGGACAAGAAGCTAGGTTTGCTTGCAACATAAACATCCAGACAAGCGTTGAAGCATTTGATGTCATAAGAACTTTATCAGGAGTGATGAGATGTATGCCTATCTGGTCTGAAGGTGCATTACTTCTTGCTCAAGACAGT